CCTTTGCCAATTTGCAAACGGATTCTGGCCTATTAGACTCCTCTGCTATTTGTGATCTGCCAGAAATTGATTTACAACGATGGGTGAATATTACGATTGCTGTGAATGGAAAAACAGTAGACGTGTATCTGGATGGAAAACTGTCACGATCCTGTGTATTGCCTTCCTTTTATAAAGTCGATGCAGGAGGCTACTCTGCAAATCTGTTATCCTATGGTGGTTTTGGTGGACAAATTGCAAATACAGTAATGTATGATGCGGCGCTTCACCCAGAAGCAGTATATAAGAATTATATTGCTGGTCCTCAGCCTATTACGGGATTTGTACAATGGATTTCCTCCTTCTTTGCTCCTGGTGTCAGTATTTCAGTCTCAACTAGCACTTTTTAGAAAAAAGTGCACAAAAAGCACATTATAAAAAGTATACAGGTTGCAACATCATTTGTATACTTTTTAAAAAAGTGCAAATAAAAGAAGGACGACCATGATGAACATGTTCGGTATGAATAAAAATACCCGACCAAATCAATCAAACAATGCAGGTATTTCTGGCATAGTTAATTCATCCGGTAAAAACGTCAATAGTGGTGCATTATATGATGTTTTATTTGGGGTGATATGTGTTGTGGTTGTATTTATGACATTCATCTTTATTGAATTGATTTACAAATATATCCATCGCATGTCCATGAATCGAACAGATCTGTTGCCTTATACTTATGCCATGGATAGTCAATCTAAATCGATTGTGCAAAATCCAAATGTTAAAGGGGCAAAAACAGTCAATCTATCCGATAATGAACGCAGTGGAATTGAGTTCAGCTATTCCTTTTATATGCATGCCGATCCTTCTGCTTTTCGTCAGGAGCTCGGTCTATTACATATCTTCCACAAAGGGTACTCTTCCCAGTTTCCGTTGTTAGCGCCCGGTGTTTACATGCGTTCGGATACCAATACGCTCCGAGTGTATATGAATACCTTTAAGACATGGAATAATTTCGTGGAAGTAGAGAACATTCCTATTAGCAAATGGGTTCATGTAGTTATTATTTGTCTGCAGGATTGTCTAGAAATCTACATTAACGGGAATCTGTCAAAGAAACTGTCATTTGATGGGTATACGCCTTATCAGAATTACGAAGACATCTGCTGTTTCAGCCAACGGCGTATTACGATGAAACACTCCATGGTACCATCGGTGGATGAGGCCGGTCTGGATGTATTTGGAGCCATGAAGGGCATGATGAGTCGCTTGACGTATTTCAGCTATGCGCTGGGTTATTCGGAGATTCAGGCACTAATGAATGAGGGACCTAGTTCGAAGATGGATTCGTCAAATGTATCACTAAGTCCTGGATATTTGAGTGATCAGTGGTGGACGCAGGGTAATTAAATTATCATTTGCATTTCTATTTTACACATATTAAGGAGTTTTAATATGTATAAAGTAATAGTATTACTGCTCGATGACAGGTGGTGGCCTCTTTGCACTTGTAGCATACGGAGCGCAAAATGTGCTGTTAAGCGGTAATCCAGATTTTACATTCATGTACAAGGCCTATAAAAAATATGCCCATTTCTCCGAAGAATCTGTGACCTTCTCCATGGATGGACCTCAGAACCTCTCTTATGATCAGCCTATTCAGGTTCGCTTCAAGTTTCAGCGTGTAGCCGATTTGGTCCGCGACATGTATTTCACCTTCACCCTTCCCGATATTTATTGCAAGTACATTGAAACCCTACCGACAGCTTCTGGTCGTAAATCACAGTATAACTTTGCATGGACTAATTACATCGGTTGTCATATTATACAGAATGTGGGGTTTTTCATTGGTGGACAGAAGATTCAGGAATTTGATGGGGATTACATGATCATGAAGGCACAGTGTGATTTGGACAAGGATGCCTTCCAAAAATGGCGAACCCTGGTGGGTGATATTCCCGACCTATATGATCCAGCAAATGGGCTGTATGGTGGTGGATCGACAGGAACAGGCTATCCGCTGGTGTATAATAATAATGGAAAAGGACAATCGACCACTACTCCGACAAATGTAAATCGCCCGTCTATTTCTGGCCGCGACATGCAAATTCCCCTGCCCTTTTGGTTTGCAGAATCTACCTTTGAGGCCCTTCCGCTGGTTTCGCTACAGTATCATGAATGCGAAGTTCAAATTACGCTTCGTCCTATCAATCAACTCTATACTGTTCTTGATGCAAATGGCTATCAAGTTGCTCCAGGATATCAATATAATCCTTCTCCTATCTCCCTGCAACCAGGAAACAATTACTATACATCTGTTTCGGATATTACGGATGTAGTTATTAATCAATTTCTGACAGATGTAGGAACGCCGACACCGCTTCTAAATACCTGGGAACTTAATCCACGAATTCAGCTAACGTATGTATACGTGACGGATGAGGAGCGTTCACAGTTTTCATCTGAGGCATTACAGTATTTGGTTCGTCAAATTACTACGTACGAATTTGATGGACTAACGGCAAGACAGTTTGTGGAGCTCAATACACATAATCCGATTGAACGCCTCATTTTGGCTCCGCGCCGATCGGATTCGCTGCGGTATCGTAATCAAGTAGCTAATTTTACAAACTGGATCAATCCATTGAAACCGCCTTTTATTGCTTCGGGTATTGGCGCTATTCCATCGGCCGCATGGCCAACTACTGTCAATCTGATCTCAGCTACTGGGACTGTAGTATTAAATGGTCAACAGTCTATTTTACAAACATTAACTATTTTGGGTGATGGAAACCCCTTACAGGAGGAAAAACCAATTGAGTATTTTACACAGATTGTTCCATGGAAATATATGACAGGCATTCCAGAACCTGGGGTGATTGTTTATCCATTTGCGTTGTCTTCGCCAAAGACACAGCCGTGTGGCAGTATTAACAGTAGCAGAATCAAGTCTTTTCAAGTAGATCTAAATATATTTCCATTAGCTGCCAACAGTTTTTATCAATACAATGTAACAATCTATGTGGAAAGTTTGAATTGGGTGACGATTTCTTCTGGTATGGGTGGACTCAAATATGCGCTGTAGAATGGATTAAAATTCACCGATGTATTATAGAATGGCGACAGATTCCCTTTTAACGAATCTAAAAAATAAGATCGCCTATAAAATTCACACTGCAGTAACGGATCCAGAGGCAGAAGAGTATGCAAAAGCAAGACAACAATCTACGATAGAAGGTGCAGATGAAACGGGTGCACCTACGGATACAAGCGCTACAGTAGCAACAGATAGTAAAACAGAAAATACAAGTAAACCGCCAATTGGTGATCCCAATACATTTAGTATAACACGTATTCTTACAAATCTATGGGATAATGTGGTTACTGCTGTAACTGTTGGATTTCTTCCAATGGTAGCTATTATACTGGCAGTACTTATTGCAAATGAAATGATAGTCTATACTCCAGTTATACGTGCAGTATTCTTTGTATTTACTTTTATTATCTGTTATTTATTTACACCATTTTTGGTAGCATTGAGTTGCTATTATATTGGACGGACTGGATATGCATATCATATTAATAATATGACAGATCAACCAAAAGTGGACGGACTTCCACATATTTTTGCATTTTTGCCACTGATGCCATATACAATAACATCTGAAAAGAGAACAATTAGAGACTTTTTCTTATCCCCTTTCTACTATTTAATCCCTACTCAAATTGATTATGATAAAGATCGATCAAAATTAACTTCACTTATGAATACGTATTATGATAGTTTGAAGGAATCTTTTAAATACTATGATAAAGTAAAAGATATAAAAAGTTTTAAAGATAATTATGACAAAGTAGAATATCAAATAAAACACCTTCATGATACGATTGTTTCGAATAGTGCATCAAATACAGCAGCAAATGCATCAAATACAGCAGCAAATGCATCAAATACCGCAGCAAATGCATCATACAATGTTATAAAACATATGAAAAATCTAAAGGCGCTTGAGAAAGAGAAAACACAGTTTTTTGCTCCACAGCCGAAGGTAGAAGAACCAAAGGTAGAAGAGCCCAAGGTAGAAGAACCAAAGGTAGAAGAGCCCAAGGTAGAAGAGCCAAAGGTAGAAGAACCCAAGGTAGAAGAACCAAAGCAAGTAGTGCCTCTCCCTCCAACTATCTGAAAAGAAAAAGCATAAAGTAGGTTTATAATAAAAAAGGAATGAGCATACACGTGACCGTCGTAACGCCCACTTACAATCGTCGCGCGTTTATTCCAGCCCTTATCCAAATCTATTTACATCAAACCTATCCAAAGGAGCATATGGAGTGGATTATTTTAGATGATGGACGAGATAAAGTAGAAGATTTATTTCATGCAGCCCATATACCCAATCTTCGTTATCTATACGAAGAGGAGAAAATGAGAATTGGTGCCAAACGTAATCGATTAAACAAAGAAGCAAGAGGATCTATTATTATTGCTATGGACGACGATGACTATTATCCAGCAGACAGAGTACAAACCGTTGTTGATGCATTTACACAGCATCCTAATAAAAATCTAGCAGGGTCTTCCGAAATGAATATGTACTATATCGATCAACAAACAATATGGACCATCGGATCACATGGCCCAAATCATGCCACCAATGGTACGATGGCGTGGAGAAAAACGTATGCAAATACACATTTCTATGATGAATATGTAACAAAAGCAGAAGAGACCTCCTTTCTGGAAGGATATAAACACAGCATGATTCAATTAGATCCGAAAAAAACAATTCTTGTAGTATGTCACAGCGATAATACGGTTGACAAATCTTTGCTTCGTAAGCAACCTAGAATGAAAGAAACAACATATACATTAGAAGATTTAGTAAAAGAACCTGCTCTTAGAACTTTTTATGCGAGTCTTACCTAACACCTAAAGCTTTTTTAAACGTAGTATCTATACGATAGTAAGTGTTAGTAAGTAGTAGATAGAAATGGAAGACACCTTTCAATATGATAAATTAGTTATTTTAAATAATGTTTATCATAATACACTACCTGAAACAAATATACTTATACAATCGCCTCACATTAAAACCCCACTTTATCCTCATCAATCTGCTATGGTTCAAGGTATGCGTGCCTATCGAGATAAAATGATACATGGATTTGTAATAGGTAACCGAGCAATTAATGGTAAGATAGGAATTATTGGAGATAGTTATGGATCAGGTAAAACATTGAGTGCACTTACTTATTTAGCAACATCACAAGTAACATCACAAGTAACATCACAAGTAACATCACAAGTAACACCATGCCCTATTATGACATGCGAATTAACATCAAATTCGTCTACGTATTTTTTCTCACATGATATTTGCACTTTATCTGAAAACTCTACAAATTTAATAATTGTACCAAGTCATTTATTTAATCAATGGTGTCACGAAATAGATATACATACTACTCTATCCTATATTCCTATTGAAACAAAAAAACAGTTGAGAGGAGATCAACTTACCAATACAATCCTTAAATCATCATTTGTGCTTACAACTAATAAAACATATAAGGCTGTACAAGAATATGCATTAGAACATAATATTCAATGGAATAATATTATTATAGATGAAGCATCGTCTATTTATATGAATTCATCTGATCCGCCTTTAAAATTTCAATTCTTATGGCTCATGACCAATAATTGGATTCCACTACTTTTTAAGCATTCGCTCATTAATAAAAATACGCTTTTGCATTTACGCAATCGTGTCAATTTACATCCAGAGTTAGAAGAGTGGTTACAACTTGATTCTGTAAATAGCGCAACATATGAAGGCAACTTAGTGTCCTCTATGTTTTTAAAAGAGTATGTCCCTTTTTTTCATCCTCATCGAAATGTATTAGTATTACATAATTCAGCAAAGAATATGAGTAAAAGTGCAGCGTATCCCATCATTCGTTCAGAAACAATACACTGTAAACCACATATTAGTTTACAGTCTCTCGCCAGCTTTTATTTAGCACGAAATAGAGAACCAACTATCCCTAATAGTAGTATACCCCATTTGGTTCAGGCACTTGGTATGGAATGCAAAACAGGCACAGATTATATTTCTACACAGCATGCATCAAAACATCAATTAATTAAACGAAAGATGATAGAAAATGAATGTATGATATGCTTAGAACCATGTAACTATATGACGATTGTAAATTGCTGTCATAATACATACTGTGGAAGTTGTCTGTTACGAAATACAGTGATGCATCCAAAGTGTCCTACCTGTCGTGAAGTTCTGTATTTGACCTCTATGTGCTGTCTTACACCATTTGAAGATACAACGATTGTACGCACAAAATCAGAAATATGTTTAGAATTATTTAAAAAGAATAAGGAAAATCGGTTTGTTATCTATAGTTCATTTGATAACATCTATTATCAATTGTTTGAAGAGATAGATAAACTTGGACTAAAAGCAGAGAGAATAGAAAACAATCTATTTTCACAGCGTAAGACATTAAAGAAA